CGAATCCGCCGCCTACACCAACGGCGAGCGGCGGATCTGGCGGGCGATGCGGAAGCAGCCGCGCGTCGGAATCCGTGGCGACGGCTCGATCATCCACCCGGAGTATTTGGTTTGGGAGGACAAGGGAGACATCATTCCGCTTACTCCAAGCTGCATGTACCGGATTACCCGGCGCTGTCCCTACGGCCAGCCCGGCGATTTGGTGAAGCTGTCCGGTGGCGAAGTGGTCGAGGGCGTGTTTATGATCTCCGCCATCACCGTCGAGCAGCGCGGCGGGCGCTGGGGCTGGGTTGTGGAGGTGGGGGCATGACCCGCCAACCGCCGGCCCCCGCCCGCATCGCCGAACTGGAGCGCGTCTACGCCGACGAGTACCCGACGACGCCGCGTGCGCAGCGCAAGCGCTGGGCGGTGGAAGGTGCTACATACGACGCCATCGAGCGGTACAACATCGAGCACGAAGCGGAAATAAAAGAGCAGTAACCCTGGTTTGCCGACACGGGGACGAGAGGGAGCAAGAACGGTGTGGCTACACATACCATCATCAGTTTATTCAGCGGGGCTGGAATGCTCGACGCTGCCGTGCGATGCGCAGTTCCAGTCGCTCGCACTATCTGTTTCGTGGAGAGGGAAGCTCCAGCGGCAGCAATCCTGGCGGCGCGTATGGAAGACGGCAGCTTGTGTAAGGCTCCTATCTGGTCCGACATTGGAACCTTCGACGGCCGCCCGTTGCATGGCCGAGTGGACGGAATCATTGGCGGCTTCCCATGCACCGACCTCAGTGTGGCCGGGAGACAAGTCGGGCTCGACGGAGCCGCCAGCGGACTGTATTTCGAGTACGTGCGAATCATTCGCGAAGTTCAGCCCCGATGGGTCTTTATTGAAAACGTCCCGCCAGTTCTCGCTTTTCCAACAGGAGGAACCGTACTCGGAGAACTTGCCACGCTCGGGTTCGATGCGGAATGGGGAACTATTCGAGCGTCCGATGTTGGCGCCCCGCATCGACGGGACCGGGCGTTCATCCTGGCCCACGCCCAGAAGCGAGGACTCGGAGAGTTGCGGGAACCATCCAGGGGCGGTGGATTCGCTGACGGGAGCGACGCGGCAGTGGGCTACGCCGAATTGCCGGGACGACCACAACCCGTCAACGCCGGACTCACCACGGACGCAGCGGAAGTTGGAGCAGGGCTGGACCATCGACCTGAACGAGCAGGCGGCGTGGTGGCAGACGCCAGCTACGGACAGCTTCCGATGTCGGGGCGGGGACCGGAAGAACGAGATGGGGTTGGATCAGCAGGCGCGGACATCGGATTATTTCCACCCGGCCCCGGAGACGCCGCCGCATGGCAGCGAATCCTTGCCGACTTCCCCGACCTCGCGCCGGCGGTTGAATCCGAACTTCGTGGACTGGCTGATGTCGCTGCCTCCAGGGTGGACCGACTACGCGCCGGTGGAAACGGCGTGGTGGTACTCCAGGGTGCGTATGCGTTTAGAGTCCTTGCTGAACGCGCGGGGCTGAAATTCTAACACCAGGCCAATGCCGACGGCCTGAACGAAAGGGAGCAAATGAGAAACAAACCATGGGTGCCGCACGATCCGTGCAAGCGGTGTGGTACGCCTATACCGACGCTGGCTGATAAATTCCAGCCGCGCAACAGTATCTGCAAGCCATGCGGTAACGCGCGGCAAGCGGTCAAAAGAGACGCGCTACGCGCTAAAGCCGCAGTGCCATGTACGCAGTGTCAGCGCATGATGCTCACATGGACCGAGCGCCGGCGCGGAACGTGCAAAGCGTGCCGGGCAGACAAGCGCTGTGCGTGCGGGTCCGTGCTGCTACAGAGCGATATGCGTTACGCCCGCTGTGCTCTATGCCGCAAGACAACGCGCGCTGAACGTAAGGAGATCCGCTGGTGCGGCTGTGGCGGCCAGATCGAGCAAAAGCGCCGTTACGCCAAGATGTGCGCAAAGTGCGCAACAAAGGCACGCACGGAAGCCGGGCGCAGGGGAGCCGCAACCATGCGGACGATGCTGGGCAACAGTTACCCGATGGCAACGCACGCCGTTCAGGCGCCGATGAATACGGGCGAGTATCGTCCGCCGATGACGCGGGCGGAAGCGCTGGCGCAGGATCGGGTGAACGATGACCCGGCGCGGTCGGCGTGGATTGACTCGGTGTGTGCGCGGCGGGTGGGGGTGCGGGTATGAGCGGATACCGGGCGTTTCTCGACGGCAAGCACGTGCAGCCGCAACCATCCGGGATTACCGGAGAGTTCGACCTGAACGGCAAGCTATTCGGCTTCCAGCGGCAAAGCATCACGCGGGCGTTGAACGCTGGCAAGTTCGCGCTGTTCACAGAGTGCGGGAGCGGCAAGACGGCAATGCAAGCGGAATGGGCGCGGCAGGTCTGCCAACATACTGGCGGCGACGCGCTGATTCTGGCACCACTAGCAGTGACGGCGCAAACCGTAGCAGAGGGCGCGAAGTTCGGCGTAGAAATAACGCAGTGCCGAAGCCAGAAGGACGTGCGCCGGGGCGTCAATGTCGCCAACTACGACATGCTGACGCACTTCGACGCGGGCCACTTCGACGCCGTTGTTTTGGACGAGTCGAGCATCCTCAAGAACTTCACCGGGGCCACGCGGAGGCTACTGCAAGACTCGTTTGCCAGCACGCCATACAAGCTCTGTTGCTCGGCTACTCCGTCTCCCAATGACCACATGGAGCTCGGCAACCACTCTGAGTTCCTGGACATCATGAGCGGCGGGCAAATGCTGATGCGGTGGTTTCTAAACGACACGATGAAGGCGGGCGGCTACCGGCTAAAGGGCCACGCTGAGGCTGACTACTGGCGGTGGGTGGCGTCGTGGTCGGTGTGCATGGAGAAACCGTCAGACCTTGGGTTTTCCGATGACGGATGGAATATGCCCGCGTTGAATATCCATGAGGAGATCGTCGCCGTCGATCAATCCATCAACGCCAACGGTCAACTGTTCCGGGTGGCGGACGTTTCGGCAACAGGCCTACATCGGGAGATGCGGCTTACGGCGCCGGCGAGGGCAGCGCGCGTTGCCGAGATCATCGGCGACTCGAAAGAGCCGTGGTGTATCTGGTGCAACACCAACTACGAAGCCGACGAACTTATGCGGGTGATCGACGGCGCAGTGGAAGTCCGCGGCGACGAGCGGACGGAGGCGAAGGAAGAAAAGCTACTTGGGTTCACGCACGGCGCGTTCCAGCGCATCGTCACGAAGCCATCAATCGCGGGGTTTGGCATGAACTGGCAGCACTGCAATAAGCATATCTTTTGCGGGCTGTCCTACTCCTACGAACAGTTTTATCAGGCAGTGCGTCGGTCGTGGCGCTTCGGCCAAACGCGGCCGGTTGATGCCTACATGGTCATCGCGGAAACAGAGGGCCCGGTCCTAAAGACCATTCGCGAGAAGCAGAAGAAGCATGAAGAAATGAAAGCGGCCATGGTTCATGCGATGGCGGCAATTCAAAACGGTACCGGGCGGCGTCAGCTTGCTTCAGCCGTTGGCACGAAGCAAATGAATCTTCCGAGGTGGATCTAATGAACGTGATTTTAGACGAGCGGCACGGCCGCAACTGGGCGCTCTACAACGGCGACTGCTGCGAAGTCATCAAGGGTATACCCGACGAGTCAGTAGACCTGACGGTGTTTTCTCCGCCGTTCTCCAGCCTGTACACCTACTCGGATTCCGAGGCCGATATGGGCAACTGCGCAAGCGATGAGGAGTTCTTTGCGCACTTCGGATTCCTCGCGCCGGAACTGCTTCGCGTGACGACGACGGGCCGGTTGTGTGTGATGCACGTCAAAGACCTGCCGACGTACCGGAACAGCGACGGGGCGAGCGGATTGCGGGACTTTCCAGGCCAGTGCATCGCCGCTATGGAGCGCGCCGGGTGGACGTTCCATAGCCGCGTTACGGTGTGGAAGTGCCCGGTGACGGAGCGGGAACGGACCAATAACAACGGGCTACTCCATAAAACCGTGATGCGCGACTCCTCGCAGATCCGGCAGGGCATGGCTGACTACGTGCTGGCGTTCCGCAAGACGCCGCCCGGTGACAATCTCAGCACAAAGCCAATCGAGCGGCCGAACGGGTTCGAGCGATACATCGGCGATCTGGAGCTCGACCCGCGCGAGACTGACCAACACCCGTCGAAATACGCGCGCAAGGGTCGCGACGGACGGACGAGCGTGGAGATTTGGCGGCGGTACGCGGAGCCGGTGTGGTGGGACATCGATCAGACGGACGTGCTGAACTTTCGCATCGCCCGCGACGAAAAGGACGAGAAGCACATCTGCCCGCTGCAGCTCGGGTTGATTCGCCGGTGCCTGGAACTGTGGTCCTCGCCGGGCGACGTCGTGCTATCGCCGTTCGCCGGTGTTGGCTCGGAGGGGTTTGTTGCGCTGGACGAAGGCCGCAAGTTCATCGGGATTGAGCTGAAGCCGGGTTACTTTTCAACGGCGATTAAACACCTGGAAAGCGCGGAGGCATATGCCGGCGCTCAAGGAGGGCTATTCGATGCCATCGACTGACAATCCCATCGCCACCGCCCAGCGCGAGCAGCGCGAAGCGGCGGCGCGATACATTAAGGACGGGCACCCGCTGGCGGAGTTGGGCATGGGTGACTGGTTCGCGGAGGAGTTTTTGATGGAGCAGGAGGCGCGCGATGCAAGAATACAGTGCGTGTGAGCCGGTTCCCGGCTTTCCATGGATTTGCAAAGCCATGCGGAGGGCGAAAGTAATCTACTATCAACCTCAATGGCAGTATTTAGACTGGGAAGCCATCCCGGCTGAATTGCAAAGGCTAGAGGATAGCGTTGATACGCTAGGTGTCAAACTTGGCGCGTGCATGACGCTAGTTCGCAGCCGGGAGGACGGTGGCGGATCTTATTGGGTG